CGGTACGCCTCCACTCGCTGCTATCATCATCGATCCCCGGCAGGTTGTTCTTGATTGCCCAATTGAATATTCGCTCCGGATCGAACCTGATTATTTCAAGCTTGTTGACAATTGCAGCGGCAACCATCCACGCGGCGACGGTGCGAACCCAAAACCGATATTTACCTTCACCATCGATGGCCGGCTTTTCCCAAATTTCCTTTTCGGTGGTGATCAGCTGCTCTTTTGCCCATGCCAGATGCTCGGGATTTACCAACCATGTCAGGTAAGCGTCGCCGGCATAGCCGGCGTTGACTTGCAGCTGTTTCTGGATTTGCGATCCGCCGGTTACCTTGAAGCCTTCCGGTACGCTCGCCTCGCTTTCGATGACGCGCCAGCGGGCGGCATCGGGTCCCATGTCGGTGCTTACAATCTGATCAACCAGCGACACGTTGGTGGCGGAAATCAGGATCGTCTGCCAACGTAGCTCGTTGTGCATAATTTCGCCGGCCCGGTTGGCTCGCATCCGGTCGCGGCCCTCAACGAAATCGATGATGAACCGCTCCATCTGCTCGGGGTCGCGAGCGTCAACCTCATCGTAACACACGGGCAGGTTACCGAGCGCGCCGATCGTCAGCGGTTTGGTAGTTACGGTGTCGCGCTGCGTCAGGGTGAGCCCGTCGCGCTGCCCCCACACGCTGGCTGCGGCGATCAGCGACGTTGATTTGAGTTTGTTCGTGTCCTTGTGGAAAATGTGGACGATGCCGCCTCCGACCGTGGGATCGAAAAACTTGACAAGAGGGGCGGCGAACGCGTTGACCACCATAAAGGCTTGGGCTTCGAAGCCGTTGCGGAAAAGGTGGCGGACGGCTTCCTGCCATCCGTAGAGGCTGCCGCCGGGGAACATGCCGACGCGCGCTTTGGCGCAACGGTACTGTAGCTCTTCGTTGCCAATGACGCGCTTGATGTCGTTGGCGCTGTAAAGGTGCAGTCCATAGAGGAAACTGGTATCATCCTGTTTCCAACCAAATTGCTCGTAGCGAGTTTCGACTTGATTTTCATAGGTCACGTCTACCGCCGCTTTCACGTAGGTTTCAAAGTGGGAAAAGTTGGTCAAGTTAGCGCCGCGCTTGTGCATCAGAGCTTTGCCATGCGAAGAAAAGAAATCACCGGCTGATATTGTTATCTCTTCGTCCCCCTTGGCTTTTGTGTGCTGATGGAAAACCAGGGTGGTCTCGTTTGTTTTAAGCTCCCCTCTTTGTACTGCCGCAAGATAAATCGGATGCTTCGATACGCAAATCTCAATAGTGCCGGCAACATTCGCGGATAGCGTAACGAGAGAATTGTCAGACCAACCGAAATTTTCAGGTAGTGCAGGAAGGTACGCATGGCCGTTTAGCTGTTGGGGTCCGCTATCGAGCTTCGGGGTTTCCCGTTCGTAGCCGAGTGCGATCGGGCTCTTGATCTTGCCGCGGTGCGGACAGCCTTGGCATCCTTCCGGGTTGAGCGCTTCGAACCGTTGGCAGGTCGTGGCTCCAGTAAGCTTCTCTCTGATCCGCGCAAGTCGTGCATCAACGTCTCGCTCGGAGTATCGAGGATCGCCAGATGAAACCTTGTGAGCAAGGCGGTCGCCTTCACGGCAATATGCAACAAGTCCGACACCAGCGAACCATATTGGTTCCGTCTGATTTCCTCTAGCCACAAAGAATGCAGCAACTTGTGCGCAGTTTCGAGCGATGCGAGCGGCATCGGCTGGTTCGAAATCGCTAGTATGGGCGGCTGCCGCTGCGACGGGTGCTTTGGACAGTCCGGATGATGGCTGCCGGCGGGGCGCCTGCACACCAAGCAGCGAGGCAAACTGCGCTTTTTCATAAGGACCGTTTAGCTTTCCCCCAAGTACGGGTTTGACGTTGGCGGGGTCTTTACGGTTGTGGGTGCCGGGCGTGCGGAGGATCGACGCAATGTCGCAAGTGCGAGCGTGATCGGGCCTAAATCCAGCTGCCTCACACGCCGCTCGTAAGGCCCGAGCGTAAGTAAGCCATTCATCTGGCGCAAGCGTATCGGTGAACGGCCAGTAATATTGAAGCCCGTATCCACTATCATTAACAGTCGGAAGGGGAAGCGTGTACGTTTTGGAAAACGAAAAAAGCGCATCTAACGCGACCGCTTTGCTTGAATAGACAATTTCACCGGTAGATCGCTTGAGGTCGAGGTCTCCCCACAGGCATCGCGCTCCGAGAGCGTTTGCCTGATTTCGCTTTGTTCTAGCTCGGTAAGAAGCGCACGCATGGTACACAGTTCGTCCCATGCCATCTGCATGATGAATGTCAGTCGCAAGGCTTGCGACTGTATCATGGAAATGGTTGGTAACTCGTTTCTCTGTGAATACTGTCGCGACATACAAACCCTCACGTGGCAGAATGAGTGTGAGAAATTCCAGCGCCGTGTTCACGTCGCTGCCTCAATATGTAATCGCGTCGCGCCGAAGGCGACAAGTTGAGCGGCATTGGGAAGCCTGTGCCATTCTTAATCCGTCGTTCAAGAATTTGCAGGAGGCGGTACGCTTCTTCGCCCGGGGGACCCCAAGGCCGGCGACCGTCCAATGTCCAGCTTCGGACAGTAGCGTAAGGCCGTGCGAACCAGTTTGACAAGTCTGCGATCGTCAATCGCCCACTACGCAAGACTGATTTCACACGGCTTTGAAAGTCTTCAGGTCGGGAGGCCGAAGGCATTGGCAAGCGCTTGTTCTAATTCAGGGTTTGCAGCAGGTGGCGCTCCGCCCGGTCCGCTAGGTTGAACGGCGGCGGACGCTGGCGGGCGGAACGGCGCTGTGCCTCCGCTCGTGCCACCACCGAAATGGGTAGTGGGGGGTGATGCGTTCGGGTTGGCCGGCGGCGTTGTAGTGCCAAACTGCGCTTGTGGCTCCGGGGGTGGAGATTTCCGCGGTCGGCCCGGCTTCCGCGGCGCTGCCGGGACCGGCGCCGGGGTTCCAAAAGGGGCGGCAGGTGCCGGCGCTCTGCCAAAACCCCCGACGTTGGCCGGTGGTGCGCCAAAACCGGCCGGTGCGGGGGCAGATGCCGGCGGTGCCGTTTGCGTGATTTGCGGCGCCGGGGCGGGCGCTGGCAGGGCTCCCTGGTAGGGCACATCATCCCGTCCCACCAGCCGATCGAGCTTGGTCTGATCAGCGTTATCACATTTTGTTACAATATCTGCCGGCACAAAACCGAGCGGGGACGGCTCAAAGATCAGGATGCCGACTGCGGTCATGTCGAACCGGATGCGGGTGTAAACGTCGGGCAGGTCGAAATTTTGCCCGGCGAAAGCCTCCATGTACTTTTTCAAGGACCCCTCGCGCCGGCCGGCGAGGCTCGCGGGCGGCACGCGCAGCTGGAATAGCATTTCCGGCAGTTGCGGCAGGAAGATCGCGAGCTTCTTGTAGTCGTCGCAAGCCTTGGTCTTGCTGCCGGTCAACGCGGACACTGCCGAGCCCCACTTGTTGTGCGGGCAAGCCTCGCAGGTTTGCGACTGCGGCGCGGCTGCGCTCATCGACGGCGCCAGTCCGTTATCCGAAAAGCAGTCCGGCGGCCCCGGGTTTTCCGGATCGTAGGCTTCCGAGTAGTAGATTTTCGACACCTTTTGGTTGGCATCTACGATGATGCAGTCGAGATAGGGACCCATTTGCGGATCGTAGGTTTCCACAGGGCGGGAGTTGCCGCCGGCATCAAAGAGCGTGAACCGGTTGCCTTTGATGCTGATGTAGGGTGGCATCCCGGTGCCGAGCCCGGCGCTCGCCTGTTGGGCAAGCCCGCGCCGGTTGCGGCTAGCAATGTGAGCGGGAACGTTGCTGAAGGTCATTGGACTTTCCTTTCAAGTAAGTGTGGTGCGGTACGGTGTGGAGTGCGCTGGGACGGACCCGGTTGGCGGGGCAGGAGGTCGGATTGCTCTAGCGAGGTTGGGGATGGCAAAGGCTGCGCAGGATCAGCCTGAAGCGGCGCGGCGCGGTAGTGTTTGGTTGGCGGGGCATTGGAATGGGGTGCGCTGCATTGGTTTACGGGAGCTTGCCACACGACGGAAGGGTGGGCTTTGATAGGTTAAGCTTCCATCAACTCTTTCACTACTTTCGCCGTTTTTTGTGGGTGCCAGCACTTGACGACGAAGATACCGTAGCGTCCTTTCCGATCGGGTCGCATAACCCCCAAGCCGATAGCTTTACCGGCGCGATCGACCAAGTTGCGCACGACGTTTTCCTGTATTTCGCTGGTGTCAATGTCCAGCGTGAACGTGATTTCCCAATCATCAAACAAGGGTCGGTAGCACATATGCCGGCCCTTGGTTACTTGATTGACAATCCCCTTCTCGAATACGCGCCAGCCGGTTGTGGATTTGATTGCGGAGTAAGGCTCAACGATCGAAAGGAATGAGCCGACTATCGAGGTATCCCGGGTGGAAAGCTGACGCTTGCCGACTTTGATGAAGCGCCCGGCATTGATGATGCAGGTCATCAGGTTGTCCGCCGGCCAGATCACTGAGCCTTTATCATCTGTGTAGAGTTTAGGGATACACTGTTCTTTAGGCGATAGTTCTTCGCCTTTGGTAGTTTTTTGGTTGGTTAGCAATGCACCTTCATGAAAGCGGTCGCAGATCAGGGGTGTAGTGCCTTTCAGATCGACTTTGATAAGCATTTGGTATTTTCCTTTGGTTTGGTGCGCGAGTGCTCCGGTCAGGTAGGCGAGGGTGCAGTGAGGTAAGGTGGACAGAGGACTACGGCGGCGGACGGTGGAGTGGTTTGCAGAGGAATGCAGTACGTTGGGCGGCAGTGTGACGGGCGGTATAGCGGTGGGATAGGAGGGGGTGCGCAGCGGTGCTACGGCGTGGGTTAGGACAGATTGGCATGGAAGGTTAAGACCGGCGAATGTTGCAGTTGACGCGAAACTCAAGTTCAACCCCGGGGATCGGCGGGATTGGAGCTTTGTCATTTTCAGGCTTGTAGTGCTCAATCCAGCGCTTCACAGCGTCGGCTTGCGCCGATACCAGCATCATGTCCCCCCACTGGTCCCACTGTTCCATGATGAAGGCGATGAAGTTGGTTCGATCGGATACCTTTGACCTAACCGTTTCGGACTTGTACGCGGTGCCTTCCGGCGTCGCGGAGTTTTTTGATCCGCGCTCATTGAGCCGGTTGAGCATGATGTTCTGTATTAGCTCCATCCCTTGTTTGTACGGAGCTAATTCAGTTTCGTGTTTTTCCTCTAGCTTCGCTTTGAACACGCGAAGCTCTAGGTATTTTTTGATCAGGTCGGCGTCGGGCATTTCCAGGGGTGTAGGCATCAGGTCCAATCCCATTCCTCGCGAACGGCTTTCAGCATCAACCCTTGCAGGTTTTGCTTAGCAGCCAATCGATCAAAAATTTCTCTCTCAATGCGCGTGGCGACAAACTGCACGACGGTGACGGGGTGCTTCTGTCCGGGCCGGTGTGCTCGCTTGTTAGCCTGTTCGTAGAGTTCGTTTTTGTCGGTCGGGCCGTACCAGACGACGGCGGAGGCGGCGAAAAGCTCAACGCCGTGCGCCATGGTCCCGGGGTCCGCGATGATAATCCGGGGATCGACCGCAGATTGGAAATTACGGAAGATGACCGATCGGGATTTTGCGGACGTGTCACCAATCACCTTTTCGACAGTGTAGACTTTTCCGAGATTTTCGTACAGTAAATTGACCACGCTTGTAAAGGGTGAAAAGATTAAAATTTTTTGCCTTGTGTTTTCAATGACTTGCAATAACTCAGCATACCGCGGCGAATTATCGAGCCGGTGCGCATCATGGTTTTCATCGTAAATTGCGCCTAAACTCGCCTGTAAGACCTTGGTGCGCACGCTCGCCTCGTTGACGGCGACAATCTGCACTCCCGACTTGATTTCTGCGACAAATTGATTTTTTAGCTCGTTAATGATTTTTCTCTGTTGGCTGGTTAGCTCGATTTGCCGGCGTTGGGTGGTAAGCTCCGGGCCGTCCCACACGTCTTTGATGTCGAAGCGGATCGCCGGCTGCAGTAGGGCTCTGGCTTGATCGTAGCCATTTTGCCGGGGCTCCCACTTGTACTGACTGATTTGCTGCATCGTGCGGGTGTGAAAACTGGTGAAGGTCTCGCCATTCTCCACACCGAGAAGCGAGGCAAGCCCGTAGGCGTCCGGGGGACCGTTGGGCGTCGGCGTGCCGGTGAGCGCCCACATGTAGGCCCGATCGCCAAACACACGGCGGAAAACCTTGTGGCGGGTCCGCTTGGAGTGCTTGTATGCGCTCGCTTCGTCCACGACAACGATCTGAATATCCTTGCGCTCTTTCAGCGCCGCGGCGAACCCGCCTAATTTGATCTTGTATCCGTCCTTTTTCGCCCCCACCTTAACCCCATCGTAGTTCACAATGTAAAAATCCACCGGCTTGGCTAATTCCTCAACCCGCTTGCGCTCATCGCCATGCAAAATTGCGAAGGTCCGCCGGCCGAAAAAGTTTTTGAAAATCGATTGCGCCCATACCTCTTCAACGGTCGATAGCGTGGTGATGATGATCGCGCGCATGGGGACCGGCGCCACGGACTGCATCAACCAGTCTGCCGCCCACAGGGTCGCCAAGGTTTTCATCGTCCCCATGTCGGATAGATTGAAGGCCCGGCGATTGAGGACCTGAAACCGGACCATGTGCCGTTGGGCCATGGTTGGGTTTTTTATTTCCGGGTTTCTCGGAAAATCGTAGAGCTGGAACATGCCCAGATAATTAAATCCGGATTTTCCGTTCGTCAAATTAAATTCGCAAAATTAAATCGGCTTGTCTAATAAAACCTTTTCCCGGTCCTTTTTAAACAGGTCGCAGGTCGCATAGGGCCGGATCGGGGGGACGACGGCAGTACAGTCGTCCACTCCCCGATACATGGTGCAGATGCCGCAGCGGTGATCCTCGCGGCCGGTGCGGTAGTCTACCTCTTTGTGCGACTTTTTCACTTGACCGCCGGTCCGGCTTGCGGTGCCGAGAAAGCGTGTAGGACCGCGTTAAGCGCATTGGACACGGTTAGCATAATCCCGGTTACGATTGCCGCATCGTGCTGCCCGATCAGATCAACCCACCACGCCGCTGAAGCGAAGGCGGAGAGCACCAGCAAGATGACATTGATCAGCGCGCTGGTGCCGGGATCGATGGTAAAACTAGCCATTTGGATGCACCTTCGTCCCATCAACCCAAATTTCAATCGGGCCGGTGGCGTCGATGCGCGCAACATCAGTCACGTCGGGGGGCTCCGGTGCCGGTCCGGCAGTCGCCGGGAAGGTAACCTCAACTTGGTCGTCAGTTTGAATGCCGAGCGTGTCGAGCAAGCCTTGTGAGATATCGCATACGCGGCCGGTATTTTGATTTGGTCCCCAATCGGCCGGGTAAGCCATAAATTCCTTGCCGGTCTTCGGCGCGCGGACCTTGGCCATGTACTCGCCACTGGCCAGCATCTTTTTCGAATAGACCGCGTAGTCCCACCGGATGGCAAGGTAGTTCACGGCCGGGTCGAGCCGGCGCGCGAGCCCGGTAGTGCCGGGCGGTTGAGCCTGCAAAAATAGGTAAGGTGCCTCTTCGTAGCTGAAAATGAAGGCGAGCCCTTCGGAGGGCGTTACCCCCATGTCTTCCGGACCGCCGAACCACGACACTTTGCCAGCGAGCGTGAGTACCGGGAAGACCGGAACCTCGGGCTCGGGGGGCTCCGTTGGCGGTTCTGTGGGAGGCTCAACCGGGGGCTCGGTGGGAGGCGCCAGCGTGCGCCCGCTCGTGGTTTCCGCGAGCGCCTTGCACACGGCCTCGAAGTTCGCGGTGTAGAGGTCCGCGTCGGCGCGGCTATCCACAAAACAGATTTCAGTAAGGATTGCCGGCTTGTTGGTGCCGTTGAGAAAAGCGAGGTCGGACCGATACTTTGGACCGCGGTTGATGAACCTGCCGGCTGCCGCTTGCGCTGTCGCCACGCGGCGCGCGAGGTCCGCCTGGGTGACATAAAGGCACTCGGTCCCCATCGGGTTCTGCGTTGTCTTGTAGGCGTTGAAATGCACTGAGATATCCAAGTCGCGCGTCTGCCGGTTGTGCCAGTTGACGATCGCATTGAGGTTCGCGCTTTGCGTTGTTGACACGTCGTCGTGAAACTTTGCCGCCGTAACCCCCATTTGCTGATACATTTCAAAGACGCGATTGACGACCCGCCTCGCTTCGTTGACCTCATCGAGGTAACCCGACGCGCCTCTGATCTTGAGCCCGTGGCCACTGCTGATCGCGATCTTCATTGGTTTACTCCCTGTACTGATCAATCAATTCGTGCGCCTCACGGCGGGCATGTACCGCTATTTGATATCCGGTCATGAACCGCTTTCGTACCTCCACATTGGCGGTCTTGTCGTGCGCTCGCGTGTCGCGCAGCAAAGTCCCCCACATTTCTCCGATACGGCGGATAAACGCTTGGTCGATGGCGCCGTGCGCCATGGCGGTAACAACGTCCCCGCCGTCGATGTTTGGAGGATCGGCCACCGCAGCTGCCATGGTCTTCGGTCCGATTACCCCGCAGAGACCCATTTTGCCACGTCTTCTACCGAATAAGCAACCAAGGCGACGCCAGACGCCTTGCTGATTTCCTTCGCGACAAATTGCTGCCGCTTGGTTGGCTTTTCCCCCGGGACCTTTACCTCGATGGCAAGAAACCAACCGCGCCAGCAAGCGAGGATATCGAGCGTCGCGGCGCCCATGCCTCTTTGCACCGGGCAGAAGACATAGGCCCCGTTCGCGCGAAGAAAATCACATATCTCTTTTTTGATCTTGCCTTCGGGTGTCATGGAAATGGGGGAGCGCGAGGCTCCCCCCTCCTGATTAGCGGGTGGCGTTTATGAATTTCTCCACATCGACAACCGGCGGCGGATCGGCCGCCAGCTGCCGGCTCGCCCGCTTGGCCAGTCGCATGGCTTTACGCTCTTCGTCTTCCTTGGCCAGCCGCTTGGTGATACGGCGATGCTGCTTGTCGAGGTCGTCCAGCTTGTTCATGGCGCGCTTTAGTCGTGACCACCACACGCGCTGCTGTGCTTCGATCTTTACCAAGTCCATTTTGTTTCTCCGTCGTTACAAAGCGGAATTGCCTTGTATGAAATCAATATAGCATATTGTTAATTCTGCTAATTGTGGCAATCAACGACTTAGCGGCGATCGGTGATTAGTTTCCTCCGTAAAAGTGATCACGAAAAATTGATTTTGGGCAATTACAAACAATTAGTTCATTTTCATGTGCGATTGTTCGCTTACTACATCGGCCGGCAGTTCAATTTCGATCATGTGGTGTATCTGCTCAAGCGGCACGTAAGCTACCGGGTTCATGAAATACCCGCCGGCTCGGATCATCATGATCAGGTTAGCAAAAGTCATGCCGTTAGGAATAGGAGAGTCAAACCAAATGCGCGGCTCGCCTTTGAGAATGATGCGAATACATTTCATTGTGGAGCGTCCAACCCGTCAAGGCGCTGGTATAGGACCTCAACCTCGGCGGCGGCGATCTTGCTGCCACGTACATCGGCCATGTGTCCCTCAAGACAAAGTTTCAGCACATCAAGACCCAGCATCATCATTTCGTATTCAGCTTCGTTCAAGTGAATGTCGATGATCATCGCACTCCCTCCATCGTCCTTCGGCCACGGCAAACCGGATTGCAGCGACGGCACCATGCGCCAGACCAAGTGGCCAGGAGTTTGGTCCCGCAGCGGCGGCATTTACCGCGCAGTTTGCGCGCCTTGGCGATCCGATTAAGCTTCTCAATCCTAAGCGTATGTTCTGTCTTCGATTTCACGATTGCTGACTTTGGCAAGTTAGTTTGCCACTGTGTGTGGACGACACAGATATACGTTCGATCGTTAGCTCGACTGAATACTGTACCGTTAAACCATTTCCATACTCAATCTCGATAGATTGAGCTTTCAGCGTCCTCAGCGCCTCGAAAGGGGTCATCGACAATAAAGCCGTCAGCTGGTTTTCCAGTTCCCGAACCTCCAACTCCCATGAACGCAAGTTTACCTCCCACGATAGTGTTCACAGGTTGTTACCTCGCACCATCCACACAAGGGGCTTTGTACTTTCGGCCACGTGTTGAGTTGCGCCAGCCGGACAACATCGGTAACCCGAGCCATGATCGCCTGCCAGTGCGCAGCAGTGTCGGACAAGTCGTAGGGAACGCCGAGCGCACCGGGTTGCAGCCAAATATAACCGCCGACTATTCTTTGCAGTTTGGGGTATTTGGCTTTCAGTAAAACAGCTTGGATTTTCAACTCAAAAGGGTCTTCGCGGACCTTGCCATTTTTCCAGTCGTAAATGGCAGCTGTGGTGTCATCGGTCACTGCGACGTCGATCACGCCGCGGCCGAAAACGTCGGGGGCAAAGAAATCGCAGGTCCGGCCGTCGAGCTTCACGCCGAGCTTCAATTCAGTCTGCACGTTGAGCACCGGCAGGTCGAAGACCCGGCACAGGGGCTCAAGGTGGGCGAAGGGCTCCGCCAGCGGGGTCTTGCGGGATATCCGCCGGGCGAGCGTCGCGTGCGCTTCAAGCCCGGCTTTCTGCTGCTCGCTTTCCCGCCGCTCCACATCGCGGAGCACGAATTTATGCAACGCATGATGCGGGCAGTTGTCCACGGTCGAGAGAAACGAATAGGACCAAGGGGGGAGCTTCAAGTTAAAAGCTCCTGCATCAACCGCAGGATTGCCGCTTGATGGCGGGCCGGTAGCGGCTCCAAGACTTCCACGATCGTAGCAGCGGCGCGAAGCTCCCGGGGCTTGAACCCGGTAATGATCTGGATGGCTCGCGCCAGCCCTACGGTCTTGCCTGATGCGCTCATGAGAGCTTCGGCGGGCTCTAGCGCCTTCCGCTTGTTGCGCGCGCCAGCGGGGCGCCCCGGGCCGCGGCGAGGCGTTCCAACAGCGTAATCGTGTGGAGTTTCAGGAAATACAGTCTGCTCGCCCACGGGAACCACCTTTTTGGGAACCGCGGCGCGATGCGGCGGGAATGCGGTCTTTTCGTCCATAGTCTAGCCACGGTGGAAAGGTACCCCCGCGTCAGGCGAGCCCTGGGGGGCTCATCGGGCATCGGGGGGCTGGTGAAACCCTAGCCCGACGCGGGGGAGTGGGCGGGGACCGGTACGCTGCAACGTGGTCAGCGGTCCCCTACCCGGGAAGGCGATAACGACGGGGAACGCCTCCCGGGATCACGAAAATCGGTGCGCAGTTTCGATGATCTTGTCAACGTGCGGCGCCAGCCGGTTGAGGATGGCTTCGATCCTAGCAATCCTACTTTCAAGGTCGCCAATGACTTGGCTCATTTCACTGGTCGATACCGGTGCGTCAGCGGCAGGATCACCTTCATTGTAATCGTCAGCTGATTTCGCTTTGACCACAGCTACATCTCCACGTTTTCCAAGCGCTTTTCGCGGGCTTTTTTCCCCCGGCTTGCGCCGGCTTCGTTGAGAGCAATCGCCACAGCTTGCTTGCGGCTTTTGACCTTCGGTCCCTTTTTAGAACCCGAATGGAGCTTCCCGCCTTTGAACTTGTGCATCACGTCCTTGACGGTTTCCTTGCCTTTACCCTTGGGCATACTGAATATCCTTTTCGGGAAACAGCACGGCAACTCCGCCGAGCTTGACGTAATAGTATGCCTCTTTTTCTCCTAGCGGTCCACGGTGTATTTCGCCCACGGTTTCCGTGGCATGGCCGAGAGCATCGATATAGGTTACTTTCACCTTGTCGCCAACCACGAAATTCTTTTTTAATTCGCTGTCCATTATTTTTTCCTCCTGATATCCGTGAACCAAGGTGCCGTCAGGCATCACAACCGAGAGCCCGTTACTCAGCGCGTACCAGTCGATTTCATCATCATTTGGCATAACGATCCCCCAATATCCCCTCTGCGTCCAGCGGAATGCCGGGCAGCCACGACGGTATGCGCCGAAACTCGTTAACTAACTGTGAAAGGTTTGCTTCCGCTTCGTGGTCGTCGGGGACTAGGAAAACTCCCTCATCGTGCGACTGAAGGACTAGGCGGTAACCGAGCTTG